AATATGGAAATGAGTTATAATTTAGTAGACCATAATCCCCATCTTGGATTATCTTATTATAGATTATCACAAACTGATTATGATGGGAAATTTGAAGTATTCAACCCAATATCAGTAGAAGTTTCAAATGAACACACTGTTGGTTTACATATAGTCCCTAATCCAGCAATTGATAATATACATTTAGAATTAGTTTATCCAAATGACCACCCAATAAACCATGATGTAAAAATATATAATTCAAAAGGTGAAGAAGTGTATAAAATGTTTTATATAGGTGAATTAGAAGAATTTAATATAAACATACAGAAATTTGTCCCCGGATATTATATAGTAAGATCAAAAAGTGATAATTTAAATGGTGAAGGTAAATTTATAAAGAAATAATGGAAATAAAAGCCTTAGGGAATAAACCCTATGTTAAATTAGATAAAGAAAATTGTACCCTAACTATTAAAGGTAAATCATACCCTGAACACCCCTCAACTTTTTATAATCCTATCCTAGAAGAATTGGAAAAATGCTCAGAATATATGGAAGGGGCGGTTATAACCATTGACTTAGCATTAGAAATTATGAATTCTGTTTCTACTAAATATATTTACCATATGATTAAAAAAATAGATGGGTCTGCTAGAAATCTTGTTATCAATTGGTATTATGAAGAAGATGATGATGATATGAAAGAAGAGGGTTCTTTATTTAGAAATGCTTTCCCTAATTCAAAGTTTAACATAATTTTTGTAGAGGATTTGATGGAGATATGATAGGTTTTGTTGTTTTAATTGTTGCCTCTATTTTACTCTATCTATTACTTCCAATAGTTTCTATTTTTATGATTATTAAATATCTCTTTACAGGGGATAAAAGGATGATGTCTGTTTGGTTTTGGCGTACAGCTAGAGAAATTGATGTATTTGCTAATGTAAATGGAGCAGAATTTTTTGATGCTATTTTTATTAGAGATGGGGGGTATAAATTTGGTAATCCTAAAGAAACCATCTCTTCCGTGATTGGAAAAAATCAAAGAGATAATACATTATCCATAGCAGGTCAAATATTAAGGTGGATGTTAGATAGAATAGATCAAGACCATTGTTTAAACTCCATCAATTCTCAAGCCACTAATACTAAAAAAGACACGCATTAACAGCATTTAACGCGCATTTACTGCATTATCACGCGATATTGGCATATATCGTGGATATTGCGTAATATGCGTTGATTTTCGCACAAAAGTAATTAACATTCTCTTGTCTTTCCTGCGCAGGAGACTTGGAGTCCCAGGAAATCTTTCGTATATTTACGGACGTAAATAAGAAATAATAATAAAAAATAAAGTATATGTTAGATTTAAGTAAAGTAGAATTTTTAAGTGATGAGCAAATTAAAGAACAAGCACCTTCAGTGTTTACTCAAAAGCCATCAAAAGAAGTTTCAAAACATTACACTCACATTCCTACAACTAAAGTTATCAATGATATGAGAACACTAGGTTGGGATGTTGTTGATGCTAAGCAAGTTGCTGCTCGTACAAGCTCAACAAGAGGTGTTCAGAAACATTTAGTTGTATTTAGGAATCCTGATGTTGTCATTAATGGAAATGATGGTGATACAGTTTTTCCACAAATTTTGTTAACAAATAGTCATGATGGTAAAAATAGTTTTACTTTCACTGCGGGATTGTTTAGAATGGTTTGTGAAAATGGTTTGGTTATTTCGGAAACTCAATTTGAAGATGTTAAAATGAGACATATGGGTTATTCATTTGAGGAATTGCAAGTTCAAATTAGAGAAATGGTTGAGAAATTACCATTAACTGTTGAGTCAATGAATAAAATGAAATCCATAGATTTAGAACAAGAAAAAGCTGTTGATTTTGCTAAAAAAGCTCTTGGAACTCGATTTACAAAGGATGAATTGAAGAGAATTAAAATTGATGTTATTGAATTATTAAACCCAGTTCGTGAAGAAGATTGTGGAAATGATTTATGGTCAATTTTTAATGTAGTTCAAGAAAAAATCATTGAAGGTGATTTTGAATATTCAATTGGGAGTAAAGTTCGTAAAGCTCGTCAAATTAAAAATTTCAAACAAGACCAAAAGATCAATAAAGAATTATTTGATTTAGCGTTAGAGTACGTTTCATAATAGAATTAAATTTCAAATAATATAAGCTCCCGAATGGGAGCTTTTTTTTTCTAAAATAACTTGCCATACTAAAATATTTTTTTAATATTTATAAGCATGGACATTAACCGTATATTCAATTTATTCAATCCTGATGATGACTTTAGATCTCCAACTAAGCAAGAGTCTGGGGTAGATTTCCAATTTGAGGAATTTAAAACTACTCCTCCTTATTACATAGGAATGTTTGAAAAAATGATCTTAAACCATAATAATGTCAGGAACCAAGTAGTTAAATTATTCCAGAAATCAAATGAAGAATTTAATCTTCATGAAATTGAAGAAGCTGGAGAATTTATGGCTTATAATAGAGCTTGGGAGTACATTAAAGATTGTGAATTAGATGACCAATGTTGGAAAGAAAGTTTATTACTTAGAAATAGTGATTACTTAATTACTGCATTAAAATTGGCAACCCATTACTTTGAAGGTTATGAAGAATACGAGAAATGCGCCTTTCTTAACAAAATCCAACTTTTTCTTGAAGATAATTTGGCTCCCGAATCCTAAATTAGTACATTATGGATACGGGTTTGTTAGAAACCCCAAAACGTATAAATAAAAAAACGTGACCCGGTGATAGGGTTACCACAGTGGGTTAAGATTAACTAATAGATAATTTATGAGAAATAAACAATTGGCACAAAATCGCCTCCAAAAACTGAATGGTTTACTAAAAAAGCTTGACATGAATATTCACAGAGGTGGTAGTAAAGAAGAAATTAACTCCACTCAGAGAGAAATTAATCAAATCGTTCAAGATTTAAGTGATATAATAGAAAGAGAATAATGGAATTAACAGCAGAGCAAATACAATCTAATTGGGAAAAATTTATAGGCTATATTAACACCTATATTTCAGACCCTAGAAAAGACCAACTCCTAAAGTTTTATAAAAAACATGAAGAAGAAATCATGTTAATGCCTGCTTCCCATAAAAAGGCATACCATAATGCTTTTCCAGGGGGATATGTTGATCATGTTAATCGAGTTATAGAAGGTGCTTTAGAAATTAATAAGGTATGGTATAACTTTGGAGCAGAACAAAACTATACAATCGAAGAACTTGTATTCTCAGCTATTAATCATGATTTAGGTAAAATGGGAGAAGAAGATAACTATGCACATCAACCCTCAACTGATGAATGGAGAAAAAAGAATTTGGGTGAAATGTATAAGTTTAATAATTCAATTGCTTATATGTCAGTTCCTGAACGATCCATTAAACTTTTAGTTGATAACGATATTAAATTAACCCAGAATGAATGGTTATCTATTCGTTTACATGATGGGTTATATGATCCAGCAAATGAACCTTATTTAAAAAACTATATGCCAGAGTTAAAACCTCGAACTTCTCTCGTATTTATAATTCATCAAGCAGATTTAATGGCATCAAGAATAGAATTCGAAAAAGAATGGTTACCAAAATTTGGTAAGGAAGACAAACCAAAGAACAATTTCAAAGTAAACAACAAAACCAACTCAAAAAATAAAGCACTCAGCTCAATTAAAAGTGAGGGGTTAAAAAGCATGTTAGATAATTTATGATTACTATAACCATTATTTCCGTTTTATCGGTTTTAGTCGTGATATTTGGTTTCACGACTTTTAATCTCCTCAAGAAGAATGAAAAACAAGAGGACATTCTTGTTGGGTATCTTGAATACCTTGATAGAATTTCTAAAGTAATAGAAGCCTCAGATAAAAAATTAAAAGAAATAGACCACAGCGGAGTATTTAAATCAGATGATGAAGTGGGTCAGTTCTTCAAATCAGTACAAGAAATTCAAAAAATATTAAACGATTTTAAAGTAAAAAGATTAAAGTGATTGTGGCAAAAAAACGAAGACCTAAATCTAAAAACTACTTCACTAAAGACACTGAAGCAGCTATAGTTAGATATAACAATGAACCTAACCCTGAGGTTAGGAGTGATATTTACAGGGATGAAATTCATTATCCCTTTTTTAAACTAACAGAAAATATAATCCATACATTTAAGTTTTATTATACTGAAGTAGATAATATAGAACATTTACAACACGAGATAATAACATTTTTATTAACCAAAATGCATTTATTCAACCCAGACAAAGGGGCTAAAGCATATTCATATTTTGGTACTATAGTTAAGAATTGGCTTATAATATATAACAACAAAAACTATTCAAAACGATTAAAATCAGCACCAGTAGATGATTTATATAAGGATGAAACCTATTCTTATAATTTAGAAGATGAAAGAATAGTAGATAATTTATCTCATTTTATAGATAATTACATTAAATACGTTGAGGAAAATTTTGAAGATTTTTTTCCAAAAGGAAACGATGCTAAAATAGCAGACGCCATACTAGAATTATTTAGAAAAAGAGAAAGTATAGAAATATTTAACAAAAAAGCTTTATATATTTATATTAGGGAAATAATGGCTACTAACGGGTTAGAAGTAAAAACACCCAAGATTACAAAAATAGCAAATAAGTTATATGATTTATTTAAAGGAAGTTATATATTTTACTTAGAGACAGGATATATTGATTTTGAAAAAAATTAATTTTTCATATTTATAACCAACAAAAACCCCATAAATATGAGTCACTTAGAAAAAAAAGTCTTTGGGAAAAAAACATATTCAAGTTTACTCAAAGAAATATACGACAATCAAAAGAAAAAAGAAGACCAAATATCTGCTTTAATTTCTGAATTAAAACCTCTAGTACAGGACATAGGAGATGCTACTTTAATTGTACCCTTAATTAAAGAGTATATGGAATTAGGTATTAAAAATGATGAAGCACTTATAAAAGTAGCTACTATATTTCAAAGAATATTTGCTAACGAAGGTAATGAAGATAATGGGTTTGGAATTTCTGAAGAAGAAAAAGAACAACTTCTAAATGATATAAAAAGCTTACAATTACCACCTAAAAAAGAGGAGGAAGAAGAATAATGGTTATGTTTGATAAAGGACTATCATCAAATTCAATACCACCCGCGGGGAAGGGTTATGATACGGGAAATTCAGACCTAAATAACATACTATCTGTTCTTAGGGAGGAGATTCAAATTGGTAGGGTTACTGATATTATATTAAACAGTAATTACCCGAATATTGAAGAATATGGGGGGTTGAATGGTATTGGGACTATTTTTTTTGAATTAAATACCTTTAAACCTGTAGGAGGTAATGCTATAGCCAAACCCTTTTTCCCACAAATCTCATCATATCCCTTAGTAGATGAACTTGTTTTATTATTTAAATTACCTAATAATAAAATAGGCAATATCCCATCTAATGAGGTCTATTACTACATTAATATGTTTAGTGTATGGAATCACCCCCACCATAATGCCTATCCTAACCTAAATGGTCAGGGCAAAAATTTACCACCCCAACAGCAAAAAACATACCAACAAACAGAAGTAGGTTCTACTCGAAAAACAGGGGGGGTTAATGATGATACCACAGAAACTATATCACCAAAATTTAATAGTCCCATAAACCCAAGTCAAGCTACTTTTGAGGAAAGATCCAATATACACCCCCTATTACCCTTTGCTGGAGATGTTATTTACCAAGGAAGGTGGGGAAATAGTATAAGATTTGGAAGTACGGCAAAACCAACACTTACAGATTCTTTAAATGAATGGTCTGAAACAGGTACAAATGGTGATCCTATTACTATCATTAGAAATGGTCAATCCCCCGAAGAATCAAATGAAGGTTGGGTCCCTATAACTGAAAACATCAATACTGATATTTCTTCAATTTGGCAAACATCAACTCAAAAAATCCCAATAGAAACTATAAATAATGAATTTACTTCATACAACGAATCTCCTGAATTACCTAATTTATATGAAAAACCCCAAATCATAATTAATTCTGATAGGTTAGTTTTTAATGCCAAAACAGACCATGTATTAATAAGTGGTGAAAAATCAGTATTCCTAGGGGCAAATTCATCTCTAAATTTTAATGCAGGTAAAAATGTTGTTGTGGAATGTAGTGATATAAAATTAGGTGATAAATCAGCAACTGAACCTCTAATTTTGGGTGATATTTTTTTAAAAAATTTAGATGTAGTTTTAACCAAATTAGACCATTTATGTACTCAATTATCTGTAGATCAGATATGGCCAGCAGGAGCTCCTGTTGCTAATGGAGGTGTAATTACAGTAGCTACTAGTTTAAAATTGGATATTGCAAATTTCAAAGCTAATATGGGTAGTTATAAATCTCAAGTAAGTAAAACTAAATAAATATGCCATCATTTCAAGGAATAAATTTAGAAGGGGATTATATATCACTTAATGATCTAAACCCAATATCCCAAAATTATGTTAGGAAATTTAATGGTTTAGTTCTTATAAGAGAAAAAATAGTAGACGATAAAAGAGTAACAGGTACTTTATGGTATAAAGAAGAAGTTGTTGGTTTTACCGTTGAAGACCTCCCTAGAAAACTCAAAATAGATAAAGTAACAGCAATAGAATCTAACCTAAATTTCTCTCCAGATTCTACCCTTCCCCCTGATAAAGGAGCCTATTATATAGTTTTGGATACTACGAGTAATACTAATTTAATGGAGAGTTATGTTAAATTTCCTCTTGATCCTAGAAGGAAATTTCAAAACCCTGGGGTATTCCCTAGAGTTGGTACCGATCCTAGAGGAATTAAAATGGAATCTTCAAGTGGTAATTTAGATTTTGATGGGATAAGAATTCATAGGGGTACTTCCGAAGGTTGGTCTGAGGGGTGTTTAATTTACTCAAGTGTAAGAAAGGCCAATGGTACAGTAAAAAAAGATTTACCAATAAATTTTGCATTAACTAAATTTATATATAATAATAATATTGAGAGAATTGTTTATATTGATGAATTTTCACTTTCAACCCAATCTGTATTTAAAATTACTGGTACTGTGGTAGATTCTTCAACATTACAACCAATACCATTTCCAACAGTAAAATATATTCCTCAATATATTCCACCTATTAATAATGAAGAAACCCCCCCTGATCTTATAGATATGTACAAAGCAGAACCCGTATCGGGTGAAGGGAATGGTAAGGGTGAATTTTCTATCGAAATTCCTTCTGTTAGTGAATACTTAAGTATAAACGGTCCAAATTCATCATTATTAATTACTAACTCAAAGTTACTAGTTACCATCTCAGCCCCCGATTATGAAGTAATTGAAGTTACTCCATTAAAAGCAGATGGAACTTTTAGATCTAATTTGGGGGTTGTAAAAATCCCAAATATTGAGGTAGCAAGAAGAGAAGCAAATTTAAAAGTTAATGAAATTAATGATGAGCAGCTAAAACTTCTTCAAGAAAGCAGGCAAAAAAAACAATTTATTGAAATTCAAACAGAAAAACTTTTAAGCACTATAAAAGGAAAATTAACCCCCTTTATTATCAACCAAATAGCAGATTTAGGGGTTCCTGATCCTATTGGTTTACTTAAAAGTACAAAAGACTTCCAAAAGAAAGCAGAAAGATATGAAAAAAGGGAAAAAAGGAAAATGGAAAATAACAATAATGAGGGACTAGCTAATGAACCTCTTTCAAATAATGAAACAGTATAAAAATGTTAGACCCAAAAATAGTTAAAGAAATACAACCCACTATTACCCAAAAACTAAAACCTCCTAAGGATATAGAGGGTCTTAATAAACTTATAAAAAAGAAAAATAAGGTAACTAAACAACTAAATAATCTTTATAAGGGAATTGAAACATTAGAAACAGCTATCAATATCCCAAAACAAATAATAGAAACTTCTGAAAAATCAATCCCTATACTTAAAGCATCAATTCAAGCTGTTGCCTTTATTCCATCAACAGTTACTACCCCCATCCCAGTAGGTCCTATTCTTATTGCTAAAGATGCTATAAAAGTGTTAGAGGATCTTATTGATGTTTCAAAGGGTAAAGCAGGTGCAGGTACATTCCAATTAACCTTTCTAAAAACAGAATTAAGTAAAATAATCGATTTATTAGGAGTATTAGATTTATTAATCCAATCCAGTGCTAAAGAATTAAGTAATAGTAATGGAGGAGATGAAATATCTATTCAAGAATCAGTATCAAAAGAATTATTAGATTCAACCCAAAACCAATCAAACCAATTATCCCCCGTTGTTACTAATGTAAATGGTTTTGAAATGGGGGTTGTAACTGTGGGAGAAAATACAGGGAATGATTTAAGAAGAAGACAAGCGGTAGCTAGAAATTCCCAAGGGATAATAATGCTGCAAGGAGATCCTTCCTACAGTTCTAACGATCAAATTTTGATTGACGAGTTAGTTTATTATATTCAACAGAATAAATTAAAAGCATAATAATATAATATTTATAAAAAACATAGTATGAAAGCAAACGAATTAAAAAAAATGATTAAGGAAGCAGTTAAAGAAGCTATCCAAGATGAATTAAAAGAGATTCTATTAGAAGCTGTTAAAGCTCCTAAACAGGTTGTAAATGAGAGCAAAAACATAAGTTCCCCTACCCCTACACCCCAAATATCATCTACTGAAACGAGGCAGAAGTATATGGATGTGTTAGGAGAAACAGCTTTAAATTTTACAAGTAAAGATGTAAAAAGATTTAACCCCCAAGGTGCAGGAGACACCACTTCCCCAAATGGAAGTTTACCTGAAGGAGAATTAGGAATGGACCAAATAATGAATTTAATGAAGTAGATAATGGCATTTGAGGCACAACAAATATATCCTATTGATTTTAATAACAGCGCTGCTGTAGGGATAAATTTACCTTTAACTTTTCCTACTGCCTTTAACCCAAATTTTTCTACAAAAGACGCAATAAGAAATAATCTGATTAACTATTTTCTAACAGAACCAGGGGAAATACCTTTAAATCCTCTATTTGGTGGGGGTTTAAGATCATTTATATTTGAACAGATTACAACAGATAATTTAGATTTTTTAAAAGAAAGAATTCAAAACCAATTAGAGAGATACTTTCCTGATATATCTGTGGGAAATTTAAAAGTATCAAGACAAGAAGATAATAACCAAATAAACATATCACTAACTTATAGTGTTGTAAATACTAATATAAGTGGTGAAGTTGAATTTAATTTTGTATAATGGCCACAGTAGATAGAGACGTAAAATATTTAAATAGAGACTTTTCTGATATTAGAGCAAGGTTAATAGAATTTTCCAAAACCTATTTCCCAAACACTTATAATGATTTTTCCCCTACATCACCAGGAATGATGTTTATGGAACAAGCATCTTACGTTAGTGATGTAATGTCCTTTTATTTAGATAACCAATTACAAGAAACATTTACCCAATTTGCTAGACAAACAGACAATTTATATGAATTAGCTTATATGTTTGGTTATAAACCTAAAGCAACAGGTGCCGCCCAAACTATTCTTGATTTTTACCAACTCCTCCCTTCTATACCAGATGGAATAGGGGGGTATATTCCTGATTTTTCATATTCATTAACTATAGGTGAAAATACTCAAATTGAATCTTCTCTAAACCCCGAAACCATATTTCTTGTTGAGGATAAAATAGATTTTTCCACCTCAAGTTCTCTAAACCCCACAGAAATATCAGTCTATCAGGTTACATCCCAAGTTCCTACCTATTTTTTGTTAAAAAAATCCATAAATTCCATTTCTGCTACTATCAATGAAAAAACATTTACTTTTACTTCCCCATCCCCATTCACAACAATTGATATAAAGGGTAAAAACCTTATAGGGGTATTAGATATAGTAGATTCTGATGGTAATATTTGGTATGAAGTAGATTATTTAGCCCAAGAAATGGTTTATGATAATATTAAAAATACTAATGTTAATGATCCTAATAATGTAGCAGATGTTGGGGATGTTCCTTATTTACTCCAATTAAAAAAAGTTCAAAGAAGATTTGCTACTCGTTTGACATCTGAAACAAACCTCCAAATCCAATTTGGATCTGGTAATCCTAATGATGTAGATGAAATAGTAACTCCCAACCCTAATAATGTGGGTATAGGTTTACCTTTTGAAAAAGATAAATTAACCACTGCTTATTCACCTACAAATTTTCTATTTTCAGATACTTACGGCATTTCCCCATCCTCTACTACTCTTACTGTAAGGTACTTAACAGGAGGGGGGGTTGAATCAAACGTACCATCAGGGGATTTAACTACTATTTCTAATTTAAATAACATTACATTTAACAACCCAACCTTAAATAATGCTACTTCAAACTATGTTTTTGATTCGTTAGCTGTAAACAATCCTCAAGCTGCTGATGGGGGTCAAGCGGGTGATACAACAGAAGAAATTAGACAAAACACTATATCATCCATTGCTTCCCAACAAAGATCAGTTACTCTAGATGATTACATGGTAAGAGCTTTAAGCATGCCCCCTGAATATGGAACAGTAGCTAAAGCATATATAGAAAAACCTAAATTAACAGATGAGCAAGTTTCAACCATTGAAACTTTAAACTTATGGGTTTTATCTCAAAATTCTTTAGGCCAGTTTGCTACACCCTCCCAAACCCTAAAGAAAAATTTAAGAACCTATTTATCACAATATAGAATAATAGGAGACAATATTGAAATAAGAAATGCTTTCATTATTAACATAGCAGTAGATTTTGAAATCATAGTATTACCTAATTATAACAATAATGATGTTATATTATCCTGTATTAACTCATTAAAATCATATTTCACCAGAGATAAATGGCAAATAAACCAACCCATTTTAATTAGAAATTTATATGTAATGTTAGATAAAATATTAGGGGTCCAAACAATAAAGGACATTAAGATTATGAACAAGGCGGGGATTACAAAGGGTTATTCTCAATATTCATATGATATTGATTCTGCAACCCAAAATCAAGTAATTTACCCTTCATTAGACCCAAGTATTTTCGAAGTTAAATTCCCTGATACTGATATTAAAGGAAGAGTAGTACCATTATAAAAAATAAAAAATATGCCAACATTCACACAAAACAATGGGCAAAAATTACCCAAAAAGATAACATCCCTAATAGATTCTTTTAATAAAACCAATCTAGATGTAGAAGATCCAAGAATCGATGGTGGTCCTAATAGGACTAATTCTTCCAATATTCCCACAGGTCAATATTTAAATATTGGTACTCATAATATTACTGATGAAGAGGGGGAAGTTACTTTAAAAGAAAAGGATGGGAAAAATTTAATAACCCAACTTAACAGATGGACCCCTAATAATACTTATTTAGATTCCAAAGATTGGGAAAATAAATTCCCTAACCCCCCAAGTAATAATCCCCCTAAAATAGATTTATTAAAACCCCTTCAAAATTTATTTAATTCTAATGGTAAAACCCAACATTAATATTATAACAAAATAAAATTATGGCTGTATATAAATTATTCCCATATAAAGACACAACATTATATTCATTTTATCCTAATATGAATACAGGGATAGATGCTATATCTCAAATTTCTAATTTAAATTTTGCTGTAGATACTAACCCACAAGCAGCAAGATTTCTAACAGAATTTGTTCAATCTGAAATTGAAGATGTTATTAATAATAAAATTGGGACAAAACAATGGGATGTTGATTTTAGATCTTATATAGCAACAGCTCAGGGTATAGTTGAATCAACTGATTTATCTGTCCATCCCGTAGCCCAATTTTGGTATAATGGGACAGGAACTTATTTAGATCAACCTTTAACTACTGATGGTGCTTCTTGGTATTCACCAAATTTCCTAAATTCAATTGCTTGGTCTTCAAGTGGTACTGATTCTACTAATCATTATGTTACAAGTTCATATAATCCTACTTATGTAGCTGCTGGAGGTGGTTCTTGGTACCATAGTGGTTCAGATGGAACTTTATATGCTATAACTCAATCATTTGATACTAGAAGTGAAAAAGATTTAAAAGTAGGAGTTAAAACCATTGTATCCAATTGGTATAGTAGTTCTTTAGGGGTTGACTCTTCAGCTTCATTACCTAATTATGGGTTTATAACAAAATGGGAAAATACAGTTGAATTTAATACAAACACACAAATTCAACCTGTAATGCAATTTTATAGTGTTGATACTAATACAATATACCCTCCTGAATTACAATTTAAATGGAAAGATTATACCACAATATTAACAGGATCAGCAACATCAAGTATTATTTCAACAACTAATTTAATATCCTCATTAGCTGAAAACCCTGGTACTTTTACACCCTCCTCAGTTAATAGATTTAGATTTAATGTAGCACCTAAATATCCAGTTAAAGTATGGGCTACAGCATCTCAATTTACAGGCACCAATTATTTACCGACTGCTTCATATTATGCTATAAAAGATTTGGATACCAATGAATTTGTTGTAGATTTCGATACCACATATACACAATTAAGTTCTGATAGTAATGGAAATTATTTTGATGTATATATGAATGGGTTAGAACCTGAAAGATATTATAAAGTATTAATTAAGACTATTATTAATGGTTCTACACTTGTATTAGATGATGATTATTATTTTAAAGTAATTAATGGATAATGGCTAGACAAAATCTTAAATTTAGTAAAGATGTTTTTGATAAGAGACAATATGAAAAAACTATAGACACCTCTTTTACTCAATTAGGGGTAAAACCAATCCAAGAGCAAATAAATGAACAACCCTCAATTCAAGAATTTTTTGATATGTACAATCAATTATTCTATGAAATTAATGAATTAGGACCTACTAATTCCCATGAATATTTAATTAAAACAAGTAGTGAATATATAGCTTTCGATAAAAATAATGAGGTTATAGAATCACTTCAAAATGAAATAGCCCAATTAAGGGAAGAATTATTAGAAGCACAACAACAATCAAATCAAATTAAAAGTTCATAACCCAATTGATCTATGCCTATTACTCCAAATAACCCAACAACTAATATTCAACTCCAATCGTATTCACCCCAGGATGAAAATTTAGTTACTATTTCTAATATCCCTACATCATTGGGTGATTCTAGTTATATTGAATTTTTGGTATATGACAGTAATCAATCTTTATTAAAATACGTTACCAACTATAATAAGTATACAATTCTAAATAATACCATAGACCCAAATTTAGAACTTAATACAACTTCTTCCCAACCCCTTATAACAAGCTTTACTTATGACCCTGAAAGAGATGTTAGATCTTTATACTCCACAGGAGAATATATATCCTCTTATAACTTTTTAACCAAACAGATAGGTGACCCCAATACTAATCTCTTTATCTCTGAAATCTCCTCAGATAGAACCGAAATAAGATTAGATAGTAATATTTTATCTAATTTAGATATAGTTGAACAAACTAATAATTTCATTCAATTTAGAGACCTTAGTACTTACTTTGTAGATTTTTATTTAAATTTCGGTGATAATAATTTAATAATTGCCAATAACATTAAATTGGAAAATGAGGGTACCAATGACCCCACAGTTGTTATTAAATTATATGAATCCCTACCCCCTCAATTCCAATTAAAAAATGAATTATGGATTGTTACTACTTTTAGCAATCCTGTAAGTTATAAGGTAAGTTACCCACCAACCCCTATTACAATAAGGGATTTTACCCCTTTACAAGGCCCCAATTTTAATTTACCTGTAAAAGACCAAATAAATAATTCCTCCCAAAATTTATCTTATACAGATTTAATATCAGGGGCTCCTACTAGTTCATTAAACCAATTAAATAGTTTAATGGATTCAAGTTCTATATCTATTAGTGTTGATTATACTACTTTTAATAATTTTATAAATTTTAGTTCAGCTAAAACAAGATTAGAAAACTTTTACTATAAATCAAGCTTAATAGAACAACACTCCTCCTCTATTTCTGATTTAACAGATGTTACTAGTTCTGCAACTAGCATAACAATTTTAGAAAATAAAATAGGAGATATTATAAAGAATTTTGATGGGTTTGAATATTTCCTTTACTATGACAGTGGTTCTATTTATTCATGGCCTAAAACAACAACAGAACCCCCTTATTTATTAGCTAAAACTGGAAGTTTAGAGGCTTTAACATGGTTTGGTAGTGATATAGAAACAAGTCCCTATTATGGGGGTAGAATATATTCTGCTTCAAAATATGATAATGACAATAAAGATTATCTATATAAAACAGTTCCTGAATATTTAAGAATAGATCCTGCTAATCAACCATATGAACTATTTGTTGATATGGTTGCTCAATATTATGATAATGTTTGGTTATATACTAAAGACATTACTCAAAAATATAATGCTGATAATAGGTTAGATTTTGGTGTATCTAAAGATTTAGTAGCAGATGCTATTAGAGATTTTGG